ATTACCAAATTGAATATATGTATCAGTATTTACAAAAGATCTGGATGAATATAATCTTATTTGTTTATTTTCACCCACACTATCAGGTATGGTTTTTACATAGTAATTTCCTGTTTCTAATCCAACATAATGTTGAGAAGGAGAGATAGGTTCATAATAAACTTCATCACCAGTAATAAAAGGAACAGGAGTACCAAATTTAATTAATCCATATTTTCCAGTATCTATATTTTTATCACTTAAAGTAACAGCAGTTGCAGATTTAACATCAATTGTTATATTATTGGTAAAATTTGCACTATTACTTGATGAAGATGGTAATGAATTAGAAGCTACATATGCAAATTTATCATCTTCAATATATAAATTTTGAACATCAGATATAATTTTATCATATTCTAAAGGAACTATTGTACTTTGTGCATTATTAATTTTTCTTCTTAAATCATAATTTCTTATAATGTTTTCTTCATTATAAATTTCATTATTATTAGTATCTTGATTACTTAACGAAATTTTATTAGTACTATAATCAAATCCAGTTACAATTATAGGAGCTCCACCATATCCAGAATCCTTAACATTATTAGTTCCTTGTTCTAAGATTTCAACTCTATCACCTATTTTAAGACTAGAACGATATATTGGTTCGAATAATATAGCACCATTAGTTTCTAAAGATTTTAATTTAAATCTTACGGAAGTATTATATATCCAAGAATTAGCAAAAATCTCTTTATACGACATATTGGCATAATCAACATCACCATCACTACCACTTTGTAACTTATCTTCTATAATATCACCTATACCATTAACAGAGATTATTTGACCTTTATCTACATTAATATTTTTAGATACTTGTTCAAAATTTGATAATACACCAGTTAATCTTAACTCAACCTTTTTTGTTATATCACCAGATTCATAACTAAAATAAATTTCATCATTTCTTACAACATCAGAGGGAGAAATAGGATCATCAATACCTACACATCCAAAAAATTGATTGATAGATTTATCTGTATAAGTAATATTACTATTACCAACAACAATATTACCTGTATTTCCAAATCCTACTGTAGAATCAACAGGTATTACTGAAGATCCTATAGAAACTGCTTCCAAACATTTAGAAGCAGGAGTAATTTTAAAACTACCTTGTATAGTTGATGCTGATTTGTCATATCCCATAAACAGAGATATTTTCCAATATTGTTTATTTTCACCTAAATCTACTCCAATTCTAGTAAAAGGTTCTACTCCAGAAATAGATGCATTAGTATTTAAATCATTTGCCTTAAATATAGTTTGACCAACTAATTTTGAAGGATCTCCAGAAATTACATCCGCAATTATAATTTCTCTTCTTATATAATCAGCACTTGAAGGTTTTAATAAATAATCTTCTAAATTTATAATTCTTGGTGTTTCTCCATAAAGAACATTAAATAAAATTCTAAAAGATTCATCAGTACCTTTTGATTCATATAATGATCTAGATTCTTTTATAAAATTTCCAACATTTACATCAGGAGCAAAATCAACATCTACTAAATCTGGAGTTAAGGTAGATTTTTGTTTTTTATAAAATTCTTTTAAAAATAAAGAACTTAGGTTCTGAACAGTAGAATCTGTACTATGACTTGCTGCTGTGGTATCACTAAAAATTAATTCTCCTGGATTTAATTCTGTATGATAACTTGTAATACCACAAAAACCTCTTATACATCCAACAAATTTATTCTTTTCGTCATTTAATGATGTATATGTAATAATTTCATCATCAATTTTCAACAAACCATATTGATTCGGAAATCCTTTGGTACTATTAACACTTATTGTAGTATCACCTATAGTAGTAATACCTGTGGTTACGGTACTATCAACAACAACTTCAGGTACAAGATTATCTAATTTCAAATATTCTGATAAATTATCTGAAATATCAACAGGCCCACCTTGATATTCTTGAGAAATATAGTATTGTTTTAAAAAATCTGGAAAAGTTGCACCTAAATCGGGACGACTTTCACTCAATACAAATTCTGGGAGTTGATTATCAAGTATTTGTTGAATCTTAACTTTGGATTCAAAACCAGTCTGTATCATATTACTGTCTTATTAATTGTCCGTTTGAATAACTAGATGTATAGAAATCTTTAATAAAGGTAGTTCCTGTAATTTCATCACCAGAACTAATAACATCTCTTACCATATTTATTTTACTTTTTGAAAGACTTAAATTCAAATATAATTCCTTTAATCCAACTACATCATTAGATTCTGGAATTGCTTGTACTTCAATAATTCCAGAATCATTTAATGTGGAAGTAATATTTACTGTATTTAATAATATTTCACCTTTAATATAATCAACTGTTCCTGCACTCTTAACAACTACATTAAAGGTTTTATCAGATTCTATAGTTACGATAGAAATATTTCCTGTTTTTAAGTCATCATTTGGAATATCTGTTATATATGCAGTTTTAATACTTCCAGCAATAGTAAATCCAGTAGATTTTATATTAAATCCTTTTTGATTTACATGAAATTGATTACCAAAACATAACTCATATTGTGCAAATTGATTAAGAGCTGCTTTTAAATCTCTTCTAATTACTATCTTAGTAATATTAGAAGTTATTGCAGTATTAGTATTATCAATTATTTGTTGAATCTTACTAAATTTAAATCTTCCTCCAAATTTATTCATATTTACAGAATTCCCATATGTAGTAAGAGAATTCATTACTGATGTTTGAAGTGAATCTGCACTAGAAATTTTTGTATTATCATAATATACTGCTGAATGAAGTTCAACATATAGCATTTTTAAATCTGTTATTTTTTGATTAATTCCAGATACAGTATATTGTTTTAATTTAGCAAGAATAAGTGATTTATTAAAATCAGATACAAATGACCCATTTTTAGGTTTTATACTAATATAAACATTTCCAAATTCAGGTGGATCCATTTCTTCACCACCTATAACAGCGACTGATTCAGTATCTGGGTATATTCTTTGAACTATTGCTTCATAATCTCTTGGTGTTACTGCACGATACTGTGAAGAATATATTCTTGGTGCAAAATATTTAATTGAACTAATTTCTTCAATATCAGATCCATTATGTGAAGCTTGATTTGTAATTATACCAGTATTTGATATTGATGATGTAAGAAATATAGATGCTCCTGTTAATGGATTCTTATATGAAATTTTCCCTGCAAAAGAAAAACTATTATTTCCACCTATACCATTTCCATTAATACCATCTGTTGTAATATATTGAACAGTAATTACATCACCATTTTGTAATTTTTTACCTATTTTACCATCACCAAATAATAATTCATATTTTTCATCTTGAACTTCTTGTATTAAATAAATTTCTGAAAAAGAATCTACATTTAAAATATTTTCTACTAATGAATATTCATTACCTAATGCATTAATATCATCATCTATACCATCTTCAGGTGAGGCATCCCTAAAAGTATTTACATATACTTTAATAGTTGAAGTATCAATACCATTATTATCTAATAAAAATCTTTGATCTAAAGATGCATTAACAGTAAATTTCTTACTTAAAAATATACCTTCTTTTATTTGGACATTTTCAAACTTTGCTACTCCTGATGATATAGGTGCAGATATACTTTCGGTTGTAGAAAATACATAAGAAGTATCTGAGGCATTTCCAACACACACTATACCTGCGTCTAATGTTGCTACATTGTATGAATTGCCAGTAATATTAACATCGAACGATATATCTGCTGTGGCTGCCGTTCTAGAGCGTGGTACATAACCTATATTACGTGCCAAGGAAACTACATTTTCACGTAGAGTCGCAGAATCTAAGAAAGATTCATTAACCACCATATTGGAGTTAAATGCTGTAATATAAGTATTATATGCTAACGTATCAATTAAGACGGAAAAATTAGAACCTTCAAAATCAAATCCAGTGAAATCAGAATTTGCACGTAAATAATCTTTAATTGAGGTCTTTATTTGATCAAAATCAAGATTTGTAAATTTGGTAAACGGCATGTTATCTTGTTGACTCTAAAATGAAGGAATATTCTTGTACTGGAAACCCTTGTCCTACAATATCATATATCACATTTACCTCAAATGTATTATCATCTGGTTGAGGATTAACTTCTACCTTTACATTGTCAATTCGAGGTTCAAAATTATCTAAAGATATTTCAATTTGACTTTGAATTGTTGCGGCAGTACCAAAATCAACAAACTCAAATAAACTAGCATATACATCAGAACCAAAAATAGAATTAAAAAACTTTTCAGTTGGTATAGTCTGAACTATATTACGTACTGATCTTTTAATCGCACTTTCATTCTTTAATACTGGTAAATCATTAGTAACAGGATGAGGGGTAAATGATAAACTAATATCTTTAAATGCCCTTGATATCCTTTGAATCGCCATTAGACAGGGGTTTTTTCTTTATTTATACCACTTTCCAATAAAAAAGGTACCTTGCGGTACCTTATAGTTATCTGCCTTGTCCTCTATACCTTTTACGAGCCGAGTTACGAGAGGTTGCCGAGTATTTCGAGTGTTTCCCCATTCCTTGACGAGACTTCTTCGGCGGTGATTGTATAAAATTCCCACCACTTATACCACCTGTTGCTTTAGCCATTGTCCTCCAAATAAGTTTCAGTTTTTAATTGTTCGTTTGTTGGAGAACCTGTCTGATAAAATTCAATTGCCAGATCCTCCATAATGTCAAAGTATTCCATTTGACTTAGATCATCAAATATAACTTTGCCATCTCTGATGATTCTATATAACTCTCGTTTTTTCATGCCCCACTCTTACTCTTGGATCGCACCAGATTTCGAAACCTGCGTCCTTGGCATCAAGACAGAAAGAAACATCTTCTCCACACATGTCCTGAACTTCACCACTCTCGAAAACTTGCATCTTGGGAGCAAACCAAGGGTATGGCATTCCTTCGTTCTCAAAAACGCCGTGCTTGATGAGTAACCATCCAAAACCTGTATAATCTACCGTAAATGGTTTTTGTCGCTTAGAGATGCTCTCAACAGTCTCGTGGTTCATTACTCCACCATTGTTACGGAAGTCATCTTCCTCTAACCAGTGGGCGACTGAGGTTGTTTTACCATCCTCTGTGGCATACCATCCTGCTGCTATGTCTTTATCCATTAGAATTACTTGCCATAGTTTTTCAGTATTAAAAACAATGTCAGAGTCAATCCATAATTGATAATCATATTTTAATTTTCCATCCCACGGTATTTGATTCGGTCCTCGCAGTACATTCGCTCCCAAACACTTGCATCTTGCAAAGTTTACCATTGATGAATAGTCCTGCGAGATCTGAATGCTTGCTCCGCATTGTACTAAGTCAAAACAAATTTGTACAAAACTTTTTAGAAATTGGTAGGAAACTCCTCTTCCAGGTAGACAAAATACGATTGCCTTCCCTTTGACCATTTCTTTTGCTTTATCATAATCCCAT